GGGAGTCTGATTAACGCTCTTAGGGATTCTTTCATACATCTCTTCAGAAGTAGGCAATGCTGTATTCTGTGAAACAGTGTCTGGCGCAAAATAATTAATAGCGCTACGCCCTAAACTTTCTATATCCCCTGGAGCACCAGCAATCGCCGATGCAGTTCCTTTTGCTGCGCCATATAACATAGGTGCTAAACCTTGGCTAATCGCCCCGCCCATCGTTCCTAATGGATCGACTTTTACGGGTTGTCCCGCTCGGTTTCTTGCAACAGGTCTATTCTGCAACGCCAACCTCATGTCGTCTTGACTCGGAGTTGTATCGTCATTGCTGATTACATTACCTAGTTCGTCGTATTGTGGCATAACAGTTCCTTATATTGCGTATGGATTAACATAAACACGACGGGAGTCAGCGTAATCGTCATCGGCAACAGGATGATGATCAAGAGTAATTATGCCCGCATCTCGTAAATATCGCAAGGCTTGTGATAACGCATCTACGTAATCGTCATGCTTAGCCATTGGGAACGCAGCAATCTCTCTTAGAAATGGATCAAGCCATGTCATAGGCTGCCCGCTTCTTTCATTCGACTCCGGCAAATACACTAGCCCCTTCTCGATCATCGGTGAAACAATATTCAATCGAGTTGTCTTATCGGCATTCCCTGGATTGTAACCCGTTACAGGTATCATCGTCTGGCGTAAATCCTGCAGTAACGATATACCAGCAGACTTATCTTCAATCAGTACTAAGTCAACTTTCTTGCCATTACTGAACTCGTCTGGGTCTCCATAAATGGTCGTGAACTCTTCTTGTACACGGCGTCGTAAATCTGGATATAGCATTCGATCAGACCAGCAGTCAATGAGCATAACTCGAGAACCGTGGTCGGCGCTAGGACGAAACACCCCTAGTACAACACACGCTGTGGGGTCGTTCACTGTTTTGTCGGAGGTGGCTACGTCGTACGACTGAATAACGAAGCTGAACTGGGGTAACGACTTCTCAGATGGCCAAAGTCGAAACCACGAACGCTTAACCAGTCCGGACTCTTCTGGATCTAGAATCTCTGCATAAATCTCCTGACGTCCAATCGTAGTGCCTTCGTACTGCATAATTTGTTTCTGGAAGGTCGGGGCTAGGTTGTGAAGGTTGGAATATGTAGAAGCCGTGGTGACGTGTACATCATTTCCATCGCGATCCGCCAGCTCTACGATCTTAGGCACTGGTTTTGGTGTGGTGGTGCATAACATCTTTGGGTCAGTACCGAGTCGTAGGGAGAATGCGATCATGTCCCACGCTTCCTCGAGGTACTCCCAAGCAGCCAGCTCGTCACACCAAACATGGTTCCATTGTGGTCCACGGAAACGTGAAGGTTCCGATGCTGCAATTCCTTTTATTAAACTTCCATTCTGCAAGGTTAGCTCATGCAGGGACACGGAGTAGTTTTGAATAAGCTCGGGTGGGCAAACTGCAATCAGACCTGAATCGCCACCAAAGCAGACGTCCCGTATGTCTCCAGACGTGGGGGCGCTCACTAGGATGCGGGATCGTGGTTGCGTCCATGCCGTCCACCAAACCCATTCAGCAGCCAGCCGAGTCTTCCCTGCTCCTCGCCCAGCCAGTAACAGCCAAGTGCTCCAATCTCCTGTCGGTTCAATCTGGTGCTCGAGCGCTATGCTGAGCCACTTGAGTCGAGCCTGCATCGCTGCTTGCCAAACTGCGCTAAGGTTATTGAGCGCATCAGCGTTTGACTCGATCTTTTCAGCGAACAACTCTTGCTGGGCGCCAGTCAACATTACTTGCTCTTGTCTTGGCGCAGCTTTAAGATGTCGCCAGCGAGAGCCACCGCAAGCTCGCCAGCAAAGTCAACTTTTACGTTACCTCCATCAGCGCCAGTGATCTCCGTTGACTGAATTGCTTTACCGTCTAAACGATCGAACACTTCCTTGATGGCTGGGAGGTCGCCAGCTTCCGCTGCATCAAGAAGTGCTTCAGCAATCTTGTTCAAACGCTGAGGATTCTGTGTGGTCAGCCTTCTAAGCGTTGCAGACATTGCTCCTCTGACCGCAGCATTATGCTTTGGCGAGTTCGTCATCAGGTCTTTCTTAGAGAAAGCAGAGACAACCTCTTTGTCTGTCTTAGGTTTTGGTACTCCTTTCGGCATATCGATTCCTCTCTCATTGTTTTAAGAGGAATTATAACCCAAATTACTGATGTTCGGCGATAAATTTTTCCTGCATCTCAATTTCGTCTTTCAAACAGCTAATCGCAGCATGCATCTCGCTGTTTTCGACACGTTTGCGTTTCACTGCGAGATCCCGCATGTTATCAGTCCAGAAGTAAGACAAAGTTCCGTAAGCAACAATTGCGCCAGACTTACATTTCCCTGCATCAACCAATGCAGAGATTATTGCGTCGTTCGCATGCTTCTTTGCACACAAGCCAGCTTCGTTGAAGTAATGAAATTTTGCTAATTTTACGTTGCTCATTTTTATTTCCTTTATTAAATTATTAATCAAATTTGCTGCCGATGAAATAACTTTAAACCAGTTCGAAAGAAAAGTAAACCAGTTTATGAAAATATTTTCAAATTATTTTCAACCCCAAAAACATTTCCGTCGTTTCCCGTCACTTCCCGTCGTTTCCCGTTACTTCCGACACCACGGAAACGACTGCAAATCAGGGTAAAATACCTTTAGGTTTTTACCTGATGATTTCATGGATTTCAGCGTCATCGATTCCGTCGTTGCCGTCAACTTTTTCCTTAAGGGAAGCAACGACGAAATCACGTAATTTATAGGGTCGGAAACCAACCATCTTTTAGCCTCAAAAACTCCGTCTGCCGCACGTTAAGATTCAGTGCTTTTCTGCGCTCTGGATCGTCAATTCTATACCGAATCACAACTCCATCGGAAACGACGGATTCAAGAGCAGCAGTCAGATATTTCTCACTCATATGGACTTGCTCACTGAGCTGGCGTCTTGTAATTGGCGCACCATTTGACGTAAGACGGTATAAAGCGTCTGTAATCTGTTTTACGTCTGATTGCTCACGTTTGTCTTCACTGATTTCTTTTCTTTCTTCTAGATTGGATTCCAGCAATCTAACAGAGTAATATGGACTTTCATCAATCACGTCTCCATATCGGTTCTTTGATCTTGTCTTATGATAATCGAGAACAGCTCTGACCTCTTGTATTGTTTCACTGAATCGCTTCTTTTTGGTCGCTAGTATTCTGCCTTCAACATTTTCGTCTTCGAAGATAAACGCAGTGCCAGTTGCGTTACCTCCCCATGCTGACGCACCCCTCGCTGATAAATCTTCTATTGCTGACGTCCTTGATAATGCCTTACTTGTGTGCCCGCTGATCCACGCAGGAATAAAGTCACGATACCAAAACTCATTATTAATCACAGACATTAATCTCGCTGCTTCGGAGTTGTCGTTTTCATTCTCTAACACAAACGTCGCTGAAGCAGTATCAAACACAACCAGCGGAGGAATCTGCCGCCCATTGACTGTTACAATGTATTGCTTGGCGAACTCCGCAGCAAACTGTATCTCTTTATCCGTCATGCGGAACGCAGGCACAACATTTATCCAATAATCCCATTCCTCTTTGCCTTTGCTTGAATGGTGGGTGCGCATGCCGTAACATATCCTGTCTGCTTGTGAGTGATCTTCCGTTATGTAAATTACACGACGTCTGTGCTTAATCTTCAAGAACGTATCATTCGTTAAACCTGCAACTTGCAAAGCAAGAGGCAGAAGAATTGAGGACTTCCCCTTCCCTTCTGCCCCTGCGATAAATGTTATTCCCTCGCCAATGAACCCATCAATCACCCAGTCAGGTTCAGGCAAGTAATCATAACTCAGCTGGACTGGTTTAAACCTCTCTAGGAATTCAACTTTGCGCTTGTCTTTGTCTAGGTCATTCAGTATGTTTTCGCTTATTGTTGTGCGTTCATACTCTGAGTTCTTACTCGCTAGGTAATACAAAGTTCCTAACCCAATTTCACCCCTTGTGTTGGTGTGGATGTCGTTCCATTGATCTTCTAATTCTTTTTCATTCGCTACGGAATGTTTAATACCTGCGCTACGCTTGCTCCACTCGCTAAACAACTGATACCCAGTTTCAACACGAGCAAGAGAGAAGCAAACTTCAATCCAAGTATCACGAGGACAATCAGGGTCAATAAACTTCAGCGCACGCTCGATGTCTAAAAGTTGCTCTGGGCTTAAGATCAGCGTACCAGCGCCCATTGCGCTTGAAACTTCGTTCACGTTAAGTTCTGGGTCAAAATGCTTCTTAATAAACGGTACAAGGTCAACAATGTCTCCAGCACGTATGATGCGCTCAGTTACGGTGAAGAACTTAGCTCGGCTGTAATATTCCCAACCATGCTCTTTGCTCAAGTTCTTGTTCTTAAAGTATGAACCGTAACCAAGAGCGTGCACACCTTTGCCTGATGGGCTCAGCTCAACATAACTCGGCAGGGATTCCGCAATTTCATTGTTACCGTTTGCGGTGACTTTGTCTAGGTCAATACCTTGCCAAAATCCGTCACCGTCTTTGCCCAGCGCAAACCCTAAGCCTGTGTATTCACCTAATTTAATCGCTTGCTTCGCTTCCGCATACGTAGCCAGACGAGCAAGGTCTTCAGGGGTATCAAGAGTACCCCGCCTGCGCTTACCGCTTGTGTAATATGGAACCTTTAAAGTTCGGTCAGAATTATTTTCATCTTTTTCAAGTCTCCACAGCAACCATCGTTTTGCTTCTCTAAGTTGCAGAGGGATAGAGGGCACTTCACCCTTATCAACTAATTTTATTTCAGTCATTATTATTTTCCACCATTGTTGAACAAATGAATTCCCTTAGGTGTCCCTATCCTATTATTGATTGCATGGTCAATGATGGTTTCGCCTTTGTGGGGCTAGGGATAGATAGGGACAACTAAAGGAATTCAAACCATGCTTTTTTATTTTGCCTTAAATATTTTTAAAAAACAACAAATATTTTAAAAAAGGTGTTTACTTCTGCGGAACAATGGTTTAAAGTATAACTTCGCTTCACTTTTAATAACGTAAATAAAGGAAATAATCATGCTGAACCTACCCATTAAAGTCGAATCATATATCACCGCAGACGACAATGCATACATTTATCATCTGCAAGATGGAAAAGAAATAGTCGTTTGGAATAAAAGCAAACAAGAATACGTATATCTGGCTGACGGCAAGCTAGCTACTCCCGCCGATACAAAACGTATCGTCTGGAAGATGTTCCGTGATATTACAGAACACAAGAATTACGAAATTGATTTGCGCATTGAGCAATGCGATTAAAATATTTCTGTAAACTGGTTTACTTTTACAGTAAACTGGTTTATAGTTTAATCAGTAGTACTCAATAACCACTTAATAAAGGAAATAAATTATGCAAGTTCTTGATATTCAACTCCAGAAGTTAGACGAAATCGGTTTACTCAGCGACAAAATTGCCGCAGACAAAGAGCAACTCGACGCTATGAAAGACGTATTCAAAAACGCAGGTGAAGGTAAATACGAAGGTAGCTTGTATTGCGGTACTGTATATTTGTCTGCACGTGATAGCGTTGACTATAACGCAATCTTGACTGAAATGGGGGTTGTAATTCCAAAAGAGTTACTAGCTAAACACAAGAAGCAGTCGGTCTCCATCAACATGAAGATTTCCCGTCGTAAAGGTAAGTAAGCAAAAAAGTCAGGGGTTATGAAAATAATCCTTGACTTTTGTTTTTAACTGGTTTATAGTTTAATCAGCAGTTCAAATTAATCAATTAATAAAGGAAATAATTATGAAGTTTATCAAAAACGCAAACATAAACGGCACATGCCTTCAAGGTTACGTTAAAACAACGTATCATCACTTAGTTTCTGCTTTCGGTCAGCCTGAGTTTGGACCCAATGATCACACAGGTGATAAAGTTACTTGTGAATGGTGCTTACGTTTTGAAGACGGAACCGTCGCAACAATCTACGAATGGAAAAACGGTTACACACCGATGGGGATGGAAGAATGGCACATTGGTGGTAACAGTTATGATGCAGTGGAAAGAGTTTTAGAAGTTTTAGAGAGAGGATATCAACATGCGTAAGTTTATCACCAAGAATTATTTTCCATATTTCTTACTCGCTGATATTGCTTTATATTCAGCTTGTGCATATGTTGGTTACAATTATGCAAAAGAAATCCTTGACTTTTTTATCAAACTGGTTTAAAGTTTAATCAGTAGTTCAAATCAACCCATTAATAAAGGAAATAACATGACTGAAGTTTTAACATTCCCAGAAGCAGTATCCTCAGCAGTAAAATACGAACAGTTGTCTGAAAAGTATCAGCTCATCGATACAAAAGACATCGTAAACACTATGCGTGATAATGGTTTTCTTGTTACTCAAACATTCAACCTCAAGCCACGCAAACGTGACCCACGTGTTGTAAAGCATTTGCTCCGTATGCGCCATCGTTCATTGATGGATTCTGTAAATGGTTCTATTCCAGAAATCGTTGTAATCAACTCTCATGATGGTTCAACAACTCTGCGTATGGAGTGCGGTGTTTACAGAATGATTTGCGCAAATGGTCTTATTGTTAAGTCTTCAACCGCACATTCAGCACGCATTCGCCACGTCAACGTAACACCAGAGATTGTTATTGCTGAATCTATGAAAGTGATTGAGTCTGCTCGTGAGTCAGCAAGACGCACAGAGTTGTTTATGAATAAAATCATTTCGCCAATTGACCAAAAACAATTTGCGCAACGTGCAATTGATATGCGTGGGATGAATGTTGACATTGAGCAAGTGTTGCGCCCACGTCGTAGTGAAGATGTCGGTAATGACCTCTGGAGAGTATTTAACCGTATTCAAGAAAACATTATGAAGGGTGGTCTTGAAGGTGTGTCTGCTGAAGGTCGTAAGATCCGTACGCAGGGTTTAAAGAGTATGGGTCCAGTCTTCCGCACCAACGTAAACCTTTGGGCAATGGCTGAAGAGTATTTGTAAAAATATTTGCCTGAGGTGGTTGTTTTTTAAAATTACTTCAGGCAAACTTTAATTTCAATAATTTAATAAAGGAAATAACGTATGAATGTATTTTTTCTCCATCGTAGTGCAATTATCGCTGCTCAGTCTCATGCTGATATTCACGTCGGCAAAATGTTACTTGAAGCGTGCCAACTCTTATCTACCGCACACCACGAGCACGGCAACGGTGATAAGGTGACTTACTTACCTACTCATAAAAATCATCCCTGCGCAGTGTGGGTTCGTTCCTCCAAGACGCATTACATGTATGTTGCTGAGCTTGCTAAGAACCTCGCTCAAGAGTACCGCAATCGTTTCCGTAAGACGCATGCGAGTCAACATATCCTTGATACCGAATTAATGTTGCCTCC